CGTTGAGCGCCGCCGAGGCTTCCAGACGTGCATCCAGATTGGCGGTGTCGCGCACCACCCGAATGGCCGTGGTTTGGCCGAATTCATCCACAAAGGCTGGGTGGCGTAGCTCCAGCGTGTGCAGAATTATCTGGTTGGATGGCGCGCTGGCGTAGGCCTCCTTGATGGCCTCGGACAAAGCGGCGTTGGGCATTACAGGATCACCGGATACGGGGTGCCGATCCAGTTGCTGTTGTTGTCTGTATTGGCGTAGCTACCGCCATAACCGGCCACACAAAGCTGTCCATCGTCAAACAAAAAAGCCGAGCATTGCTCTGCGCTCGTGCCATAAACAGCAATGTCGGTCACGGTACGCAAAGCAATCGGCACCAGGGCAGGTGTCGTGCGATTGGTGTTGTCGCCCACTGCCAAAGCACCATTGCCGTTGTAGCCCCATGCATACACAGTGCCGTTTTGTAGCAAGGCCAGGCAGTAGTTGTAGCTACCAGTTCCCCCGATGGCGGCCTTGACCACGGTGTTGCCAATTGGAATTTGTGCAAAGTCTGCCGCATGGTTGCCAGCCACATTGCCATTGGCTGAATAGTTGCCGGCCCCGGCCCCCCACAAACTGCCATCCGTTTTGCGGATGAGAACCATGGGATAGTCGTAGCTGTTCGTGTAAACCTCGGACACACCGATGGCAACTTGGACAGGCGTAAATTGGTTGGCAAAGTTACCGCACCCAAGGTTGCCGTAAGTGGTGTTGGTCCCCCATGCATGCAATCGGCCGGCGCTATCCTGCGCGTAAGCAGCCGTGTGGCCGCAATACACATTGACGATGGACTTGCCCGCGAGCGTGCCCCCGGTACGTTGAACCGGGATATTGGCCTGCGCCGTTGTGCCGTCACCCAGTTGTCCATCACCGTTATATCCCCACGAGTAGAATTTTCCATCTGCCTGAACGGCATAAGCGGCGGTGTAGCGTTCACGCCCAAGACGGGCAGCAACCACATTGCTCAGAACCGGCACCTGCACGAACTGGTTGCGCTGCGTCGTGTCTCCCAAACCCAACTGGCCATATCCGTTGTAGCCGGTGGCGTGGAGCGTGCCATCTGCGCACAACGCCATGACGCTGCAATACCCCTCAATACCGCCAGCCACGACGACATCGATGACGGTCTTGCCAAAAATTGAGCTACTCGTAACCAGACTCGCATTCACGGGGACGCGGCGGTCAATGATGTCATTCAGGCCCAGTTGGCCATAGCCGTTGTAACCCCATGACCACAGCTGACCATTGAGGTCAATGCAATAGGCTGCGTAGTTGTAGTCGACATAGACTTTCGCAGCACCGGCGAACCCTGGCGCAAAACCAACCCGAACCGGATAGGGACGGGCAAAGGTGTTGCCATCGCCCAGTACATAGTTGTCGTTGTTACCCCACATGCGCACCGAGTTGTCGGTCATGATCGCGCCGAATTTGCGGTAAGGACGGTTGTTCACCTTGCCGCTGGCGTTCTCCAGCAACCGCTTGACCTTGGTGCCAGAGCGCACATCGGGCGTGCCCCATGCAGGTAGGCCGTTGGCCCCGACTGTGAGCACCTGGCCCGCCGCCCCCGGTGCGAGAGCAGCCAAAGCGCCACCGCTGTTGTAGACCAGCTCGCCAGCAGAGCTGGAAACACCCGCAGTCCCTTGGGCAAATAGCTGCCACTTGGTGAGATTGTTGAGTGGAGACACGCCCAGCGTGTTGTCGACCAGGCAAACATAGCTGTCGCCATTGAAGGTCACCACATCTTGCCGGAAATACGTGGTCGCGCCTACGTAGCTGCCCTTGTAGCTGAACGCGATTTTGCCAAGACTGACTGTGCCCATCTGAATATCCTTTAAAAAATGATTTGACTCGGCGTACTGCGGGGGTTGCCCAGCGGGTCGCCATTCATATAGTTAGAGGCAGCGCCCGTGGTGTAGACACGACCATCAGTGGTTAAAAAGTGGTGCGCCATCACGATGTCGTCACCCGCACTGCAGTAGCCGCTACTGGAAAAATCGACGATTTTGCGATCAAGCATCACAAAACTATTGGGCAAATTGCCACTGGCGCCCTGACCGTTGCCCACAGTGCCATTGATTCCGCATCCCCATCCGACAGCGCGCCCATCAGAACGTAGTGCCATCGCGGTAGCGCCATACATCGCCCCGTAGCAACGCATCTTGGTGACACCTTCCAGATAACCCGCACCGATTGTTTGCCAGGTTGTGGTGTCGGCACTTTTGCCATTGAAGTTGTAGCCGCTGTAGCCGGTGGCTTTGACCGTGCCATCTTGCATTAGAGCGATGGATCGCGCGTAACCGCCGGAGATAGTGAAGGCATCAAGCACACCATCGAGGCACTTGTACGGGAACATCGCTGAACTTGTCCAGATGTCGCCGGTGTAGCCCGTGCCCCATCCGCCATTAGTCTGACCGCTGTCGTCGCCCCACATATAAAGGGAGCCGTTTTCCAGCACGACGGCAAAGCGACGGTAATACTGTGCACCGGCCACCCAGTGGCCGTCGGTTTCTGACGTGCGGATCGTCTTGACTGGTTTATCTTCACCCCAAGGCATGAACAGTGCATGGAAAATTTGGTCGTAGTTGTGCCCGGAGCTTCCGCCTTGCCCGGCGGTCCACAAGCGACCGAAGGTATCGATCAGATAGGTTGCTGTATACGTGCCGCCACTGACGAAAGCATCTTTCATCGGATAGCGCTGACTGATCGGCACGACTTTGGGATACAACGAACCGTTGGTATCTCCCCACCCGCAACAACCGTATTGGTTCAACCCCCACATATATACAAGCCCATTGCTGTCGATACAGCCCTGGTGCTGGCAACCGTAATAGTCGTAGCCCGTGAACACCTTGACCACCCGCGTGGTGGCCCCAAGATCTCCCAGTCCGTTGAGCTTTCGGGGTATGAAGTTTTGGGAATTGGTGCCGGACGCGTTTTCGCTATTGGGGCCCGAGTGCCATAACCCTCCGTTTTCGTCGATGTAAAAGCTATCGAGCCAATTCGACTTCACAGAAACGATGCGAGGGCTACCCGGCAAAAATGCCACCCGTGCTGGCTTGGCGCGAGCGAAGTCACCGGCACCACAACCAAGACGCCCTCCCGATGCGTTACCCCAGCCACGCACATCGCCACCATTCATGACGGCCATCATGTAGTAGCTGCTGGCCGTATAGGCACCGCAGTTGAGCGTGTCCATCAGCCTGATCGCTATGGTCCCATTGCGCTCCTGCATGAAGCGGAACTCCATGCCCGTCGGGCCATTGGAATGCAGAACCATCCCGGCATTGCCGCCGACGGACACCCCTCCGGTGAGTAGTTGCCCTTTGAGAATCACGTCCTGCTGCCCCAAGGCGAAAGGCTGGGGCGTGCCCCCGCGAATGACATATGCGCCGCCATCCTTGAAGACGACATCGCGCTCCTGGTAGGCAAGGTAGGGGGAATAAATTCCTTTCCAGCGATAGCCGAGCGACTCGATGGACATACTCATAGCGCCATCTCCAAGCCATTGCGCTGGACCGAGAAAATCAGACCTTCACCGACCAGCCATGATGGAAAAGATGCGACATCAAATGCCTCTTCACGTCCCTGCGTGAGCAGTAACTCTGATCCATCATCCGACAATTGGAATCCGTAAAACTGAGGCAAGGCAGCGGTGTGAACCAGCTCGTACCCGGACTCATCAGCCTTGACCTTCAAGAGCATGCCGCGTGCGCCGCTTAATAAATCGGGGAGGCCAACAGCGAGCAAGCGCGCCATCACCTGTTGCAACACCGCTTCGGCATCAAGCAGGATCTGATTGCCGCTGATCTGGACTTGCTGAAGAACAGCGGTTGTGTCCGCCACGCCTTGGTTTGCGGCGTGCTGAGCCCGGTCAGCCTCGTCCGAGGCCAATTCAGCAGATACCAGTGCATCCTGAGCTTGCGCTTGGCTTTGCGCGAAGATGCCGTTTGATGCGACGTTGATGCGAATATCGGCATCGTGAAGCAGCTTGGCCACAGTACTTACCTCGCCACCCTCGGTGGTGACCGTGTCTGTGGCTGAGCCGTGAACCACGTTATGCAATAGCGTGCTGTCGGCCGCAACTTGCGTGACGGCATTGTGTAGATCGGTTTGCAGACTCATTGCTGTCTTTCAAGTTGACATGGCGGCAGGTAGCCGCACAGGTAAAGTGTTGTGCACCAGTGGATGGAGTTCGTTGCTCATCGCGAAGATGTCTTCCGCATTGAGCTCCAACAACAGGTTGAGCGCACCCTCATCGAGCGTCGGACGTTCGCGTATTTCCAACTCGCCGCGTACTTCCCAACGCCGGGCCGGTAACAGCCGGGCATCGAACTGGCGAGTGAACCGTGCATCGTGAGGAAGCAAGCCCAAGCCGCCCAAAAGGGTGATCTGGAACCATTGCCCGCCTTCATCGGCGTGAAATTTGTACCAAGCCTCGAACAGGGCGAAGTGATACTCGCCCAGCAACCAGCGCACGGTGATACGAGTCGGTGTTTGGCGGAAACGCCGCCGCTGGCGCGCGGGGCCAGATTCCATTTCAGTGCGCAGCACAGCTTCCTGTGGCGACACGGCATACCCCTCCACAGTGGGTAGCGGCAAGGTGTCTGGCCAGGTGACCAAGGTTGACGTACTCATTGCAGGACTCATCGTTGTAGGGCTCAGCGAAATGAGCCAGCTGCAGGGTTCAAACCGTAGCGGCGCTCCAAGGTGGGGGCAAGGCCAGAGCCTTGTGAAATTGACCGGGACATGCGTGCTTCCATCTGCTCGACGATGACATCGAGACGCATACCGCCATCAGGTTGCTGCTGGCGCTCGACTCGAGCCTCTACGCCACTGGCGCGGTTGATGACATTGACCTCAACCCGGACATCGGACTTAGCACCGACTGCGCCACCCAAGGCGCGCAATTGCCCCGGAGTAAAAACCGCTTCGCCCTGCCTGGCGATGATGGGTACTTCACCGGCGACCAGACCGCCCCCATGAAAACGTGGCGCGCCGGCAAACAAACCAAGGGGGGCGGATCGGGACGACAAGGTTTCAGCCCCGACCAATCCGCCCGAGTGTGCAACCATGACCGGGCTATTCATCAGATCTGTGGCACCGGCTGGCAATACTGATGCGTCAGTGCCACCGCCAGAGAATAGTCCGCTGGCCCAGTTAGCCAGTGGCAAGGTGATCATGCGTTGGATCTGGATGCGCACCAGATCCGTAATGATGCTGTCGGCCATACTCTTGAAATCAAGCTTGCCGGTGGTGACAAAACTGGTCAGCGCGTCCTCCATGGCGCGAAACGCACCGGTCACCGCCCGTTCAGCCTGCTTGGCCGCATTGGTGGCATCTTCGATGTAGGTACGCAACGCAGATTTTGTGCCGTATTCAAAACTGCGCTGGTAGTCGACGTTGGCGCGTGCCAGATCCTCAACGATGGGGAGTTGTCTGGCCAACGCATCGTTAATGGCTTCGATGGCTTGTCGCGCCAGCTCTGGCTCCTGGAGCTGATTGGCTTCCTTGCGTGCGGCGCTGGCAGATTTTTCCAGATCGGCACGGGCTTGTAGCGCAACCCTGTCAGCTTCTGACAGGTCGAGCATCTGGCGCTTGAGTTGCAACTCGTCTGCGCGCTGGCGGTTGGCACCGATGAAGTTCTCAACGATCTGACGAGATTTTTGCTCTTCCTTCTCGTACTCGTCGAAGCGTTTATTGGCTTCCTTTTGTTTCTCGATGGCATCGAGGACGGTGATGTATTTCTCGGCTTGCGCCGCCACGCCTTTGTAGCCCTTGGCTTCTAAATCGAGCGCCTTGGCGCGGAGTTCAGCAGGCTCGCCTTCGGTATTCTTGGTGACCCGGCCTTGCAACTGGCGCAGAAAGGCATCCCCTTCGTCACGTTTTTCACTGCTGCCTTTGGATTGAAAGCCGGATAAATCCAGTGCAAGCGGCTTCTTGCGGGGTTGCTTGGGTAAAAATTCGTCATAGATTTTTTGAACCTGCGCCGCCTGCTCGGCAGTGTCGAGCACAAACTTCTGCCCCATCACCCGAACGGTACGGCGTTGTTCGTCAAAGAAGCGCTGCACCTGATCGACGTAGCCAGGGTTCTGGTTGATGTTGGCGAGCCGCTGGTTGGCAGCCTCTACAAACTTGTCGCGTGCGGCTTGAAGTTTGAGAATTTCGGCATCGATCAGCTTCGGGTCGTAGCCCATGGCTTTCATGGTGCCGAGCGAATCGACCTTGAACCAGGTCTCCAGGTCTTTGCCTACCACTTGCAGGCTGTCGAAGGGCTGGGTAATCACCCGCTTGGTGAGCACCGCAGCTTCGGCGATGAAGGCCAGACCGGAGGCCACCGCTTCAAGGAATTCCAGCACTTGCTGGCGATTCTGGGTGATGGCCAGCAGTTCGTTGGAAAAGCTGCCGGTCTCGGTTTTGGCCAGGAACATGCGTTCGGTGAGATCGGCCAGCACAGGGATTACTGCTGCGCCAATCTGTCGTTGCAGACCCTCGCTGACGGCATGCAGGCGCTTGAGATTGTCGTTAAAGGCTTCCGATGCCTGCGCAGCATCTTCCGACATTACCAATCCGAGGCGTTTGGCCTCCTCCATCATGCCCGTCAGTCCTTCGCGGCCCTGATTGA